CGCCGTTTTCTGCGCTGCCGTCTGACTTCTTGGCGGCCAAGTCTTTGGTGCTGACTGCTACCGCTCCGGTGCAGCCGCTGGTGTTCTTGAGCGAAGATGAACTTGACGCCAAGAAGTACATCTATCGCACAACTGGCACGCCAAAATACTTCGCGCTGATTGGCAACCAGATTGAGGTGCTACCTGCACCGGATACTGGCTATGCCGCCGAGTTGACGTATGTGGCAACGCTGGCCAAGTTGTCAGACTCCAACACGTCCAACTGGGTACTAACGCGACATCCTGACGTGTACCTTTACGGCTCCCTGCTGCAAGCCTCTCCGTACCTGCGCGACGATGAGCGCATGGCGGTGTGGGCGAGTCAGTACCAGAGCGCCATCAACGACATGCTGATTCAAGACGAGCGTGCCGCATTTAGCGGTGGCCGTCTTGCCATTGGCGTCAAACCGACGAGGGTTATCCCGTGAGTGCTTTTTCAAACTATCTCGAGAACAAGGTGCTGCTGCACGTCTTCGGTGCGACAGCCTACACTGCGCCGACGACGCTATATCTGGCGCTGTACACGGTCGCCCCGGATGACACTGGCGGTGGCACTGAAGTCTCTGGCACGTCCTATGCGCGCCAGACGGTTGCCTTTACGGTGGTGAACGACACGGCGAGCAACACCTCGGCGGTGGAGTTCCCGACTGCTGGATCGTCATGGGGCACTGTGGTTGCGGTTGGCATCTTTGATGCCTCAACCAGCGGAAACCTCTTGGCATACGGCAACCTGACCTCGAGCAAGACGATTGCCTCCGGTGACGTGTTCCGCGTCCCTGCTGGCGATCTTGACATTACGTTGGCCTAATCCGTGGCCGGTTACGGCAGCGGCTTATATGGCATTGGTAACTATGGCATAGACCCCAAAGAGGGGGCTGCCACACTAACCGCTGCCGCCACCTTGGTGGTATCGGGTATCCGCATCCAGCAAGGTGCGGCTACGTTGAACGCTGCGGCTACGGTCACGGCAAGTGCGGTGAGGGTGCAGCAGGGGGCTGCGACTCTCAACGCGGCGGCAACGCTCACAGCGACCGCCAGCAGGGTACAGAACGCAGCGGCAGCGTTGTCTGCTGCTGCGACGCTAACCGCTTCGGCGGAGCGTATACAGCGCGGCTCCGCTGCCCTAGCCGCCACCAGCAGTCTGACAGCCACCGCACTGGCGATATACGAGAGCGGCGCCGCAATCAACGCAGCGGCCACTCTGACCGCCACGGCAAACCGGGTGCAGTTCGCATCCTGTGCAATGTCCGCGGTATCGGTGGTGGTCGTGTCGGGGCGCCTCAAGTGGGAGGTGATACCAGACACGGCGGAGAGTTGGACGCCGGAGGCGGATACAGCAGAGAGCTGGACGACGGTGGCGGATACGAGTGTTGCGTGGAGCGCAATACCTGACACCGCAGAGACGTGGACGGCGCAGACAGATACTGCGAAGACGTGGACAGAGAAAACACATCCGGCTTACTTACAAGCCGCTTGAGGTAGAGAAACATGGCCGATACGACAACGACAAATCTTTCCCTGACCAAGCCAGAGGTTGGCGCATCTGCTGACACCTGGGGCGGGAAACTCAATACCAACCTTGACACCATCGACGGCGTGTTTGCTGCCGCTGGCAACGGCACGTCGGTTGGCCTTAATGTAGGCACCGGCAAGACGTTGACCGTTGGCGGCACGCTGACCAACAGCGCAGGCACTGCCAATGCGGTGGCCTATCTGAACGGTAGCAAGAACCTGACCACAAGTTCGTCGCTTGGCTACAACGGCGCGACACTGACTGTGGCTGGAAACAGCAGCAACCCAAACGCCACGCTGTCATCCACCAGCACCTCCGAGCTTAGCATCACGACTTCAAGCGGCACTGGATCGCTGGCCGTTGGTCACAACGCGCTTGCAGTTGGCGCCGAGTCGTACATTTCGAGCAACAAGAATCTGGCCATTTCCGCCACCAGCGGAATCGCCATCAACAGCGCCACGACCTTCTCAAACAATCCAACCCTCTCCGGCGGCACGGCCAACGGCGTGCTGTATCTGAACGGCAGCAAGGTGGCGACGAGTGGGGCGAACCTGACTTATGACGGCACAACATTTACGAGTGTTGGGCAGATCAATGTAAAGAATGACTTGTTGTTAAGTGACGCTACGGCAATTCAAGGACGCGCTTATGGGGATGCGTCTGGTGTTGTATGGAGAGCGGAGTCTGGACTAGCGCAGCGTTGGCATATTGGCTCAAGCGAGCAAGCCCGCCTCACCACCACCGGGTTAGGCATCGGCACGAGCAGTCCGGCAGTCCCGCTTGATGTGGTTTCCAACTCTGGCTCCAATGGCATCAACATTCGTGCGAGAAGTTCTAACGATTACGGATTCTTAAACTTCAAGTCAAACGACGGATCAGATACCGCAGGTTCCATCGCAGCGTTACGAGCAGGCGTAAACTCTGGCAGCCTTTTGTTCTATACCGGAACGACGGAAAAAGCCCGGCTAGATACGTCTGGAAATCTGGGTATCGGCACGAGCAGTCCGTCAGCGCCAGTTGAAATTGTTTATGCCGCATCTGGTCAACAAGTAGCGCAAAGATGGCGCAGCGGTGCGGGCAATGTTTATGGTTTAGATTTTGTTGGAAATAACGCAGATAACGGGTGGGGGCAAATTGCCACCTATGCCAGTGGGTACTTGTATTGGGGTGTGTCAGCAACTAACGGGGCTTACACAGAGCAGATGCGCCTCACATCCACCGGGTTAGGCATCGGCACGAGCAGTCCGACCTATAAACTAGATATTTCCGTAACAACGAATAATGGCATCCGCACAACCTCTAGCGCAGGGCAACAGTCTTACCTTGGCAATACGGGAGGTGAGGCTGTAACAGGTACGCTTAACAATTACGGCTTTGGAATCATCACCAACGGTTCTATCCGTGGATATTTTGACTCCTCCGGCAACGTCGGCATCGGGACGAGTTCGCCGGGATACAAGTTAGACACTAACAACACCTCAGCAGGAACGATTGCGCGATTTGTAAACGGATCAGGTCGTGGCTACGTCCGTATGGACGGCTACGATGACATGACCTTGCAGTTTTACCGCAGAGGATCGTCGGTTGGATTTGTTCAGACTGACTCTTCTGGCACAGAATTGTATGCCGGAACGGCTGGCGCATATCCGTTTGTTTTCTACACCAACAACAGCGAACGCGCCCGCATCACGAGCGGGGGGGCGTTTCTAGTTGCGAAAACAACGTATGGTATTGGGTTGACTGGCTTCCAAGTTGATAGCACAGGCCAAACTGACGTAACAGTAAGTGCGTCAGAGTGCATGAACATTAACCGTGAAACAAACGATGGGGATTTAATTAGATTTAGGCAAGCAAACCTTGTTGAAGGCTCCATCTCCGTCAGCGGCAGCACCGTTTCCTACAATGCTTTTGCAGGTTCACACTGGTCGCAACTGCAAGACGGCAGCAAACCCGATATTTTGCGCGGCACGGTGATGGAGTCAATCAACGAACTTTGTGTGTGGCCGGGTGAAAGCAACGAGCGATTGCCGAAGTCTAAAATCAGCGACACCGCTGGCAGCAAGAAGGTCTACGGCGTGTTTATGGCGTGGGACAACGACTGGACAGAGATGAATGATATGTACGTCACGGCGGTCGGTGCGTTTATCTGCCGCGTCAATGGCAGCGTCACGGTTCAGGAAGGTGACTTGCTTGAGTCTAACGGCGACGGCACGGCGCGTGTACAGGCCGACGACATCATTCGCAGCAGCACCATCGGCAAAGTCACAAGCACGGTCAAGACGCACCAATACGACGATGGTTCTTACTGTGTCCCGACTGTGTTGTATTGCGGTTAATCAGGAGTAAGTAATGTCCGACGCAAAGTTAGAAATGACGCTTGAAGAAGCCGTCGCCATCGTGAATCTGCTGGGTAGCCTCCCGACGAGTCAAGGCGGGTTCCCGCTCTGGCAGAAACTGAAGGCTCAGGTGGAGGCGCAGATGCCTAAAGACGAACCTAAGCCGGAGCAAATGCAATGACAACGATTACATGGAACATCAGCCAATTAGACTGCCTCCCGCAATCAGCGGAGGGTGCGGATTACGTCGTTACTGCGCATTGGCAATGCAATGGCGTAGACGGTGACTATAGCGGTAGCGTCTATAGCACTTGCTCGTTTCCCGTGGTGGAGGGTGCGTCGTTTGTTCCTTACGCTGACCTGACGCTTGATACCGTCCTCGGATGGATTTGGGCAAACGGCGTTGATAAGGCTGCGACAGAGGCGGCGGTGGCGCAGCAGATTGAGAACCAGATCAACCCGCCGGTGGTTTCGCCGGCACTTCCGTGGGTGGCGTAATGGAAGAGATTGAATTGAAGTTGTCGCTCGAGGAGGCTGTGGCCATCGTCAACCTAATCGGCAGCCTGCCGACTGCACAGGGCGCTTTTCCGCTTTGGCAGAAGTTGCTTGGCCAAGTCGAGCCGCACCTTCCGAAGAAAGAAGAAAAGCCGGAGTGATTCATGTCAGAGCAAGAGCGGGCTGATGCCGTGGAAATTGCGCTGTTGAGAAAAGAGATGGAGGCGTTGCAGGCTGACATGTCAGAAGTGAAGGGCGATCTTAAAAAACTCGCCAACGCTTGGGCTACTGCCGAAACGCTCGTCGCTTTTATCAAATGGCTCGCTGGCCTCGCAGCCGCTCTTGCTCTCTTGACCGGCATGTTCAAAGGTTGGTTTATCCCGAAGGAGTAGGAGCGGATGCTCGTACCCATTAATATTCAGCCGGGCGTATATCGCAACGGTACTGACTACCAGAGCAAGAGCCGCTGGCGTGATGCCAGCCTCGTGCGCTGGTACGAGGGAACCATGCGCCCGGTTGGCGGTTGGCGCAAGCGCTCCAGCAGCCAGATGACCGGAATGTGCCGCGGCTTTATCGCGTGGCGCACCAACGGAAACGTGCGCTGGATTGGCGCCGGTACGCACAACAAACTGTATGTGATGAACGAGGCGGGAACGCTGACGGACATCACACCGGCTGCAGGCTTTACGCCGGGCGTGGCAGATGCCACGCTTAACTTAGGTTATGGCGGCGGCCCTTACGGATTGTTCGCATATGGCACAGCGCGACCGGATACCGGCACGGTGGTGCCAGCCACGACGTGGAGCATGGACAACTGGGGCGAATACCTGCTCGCCTGCTCCAATGCTGACGGCAAGATTCTCGAGTGGGACTTGGACACAAACAATGACGCCGCGGCGTTGACCAACGCACCGATTGACAACAAGGCGGTGCTAGTCACGGCAGAGCGGTTTGTGTTCGCACTCGGCGCTGGCGGCAATGCCCGCAAAGTAGCCTGGTGCGATCAAGAAAATAACACGCTCTGGACGCCAGCCGTGACCAACCAAGCCGGTGATATTGAGCTTGAGACGCTTGGCTCCATCGTGGCTGGCAAGCGACTGCGCGGCGTGAATTTGATTTTTACGGACGTGGACGTACACACCGCGCAGTATCAGGGGCCGCCGTTTGTATACGGCTTTGAGCGCATTGCAACCGGCTGCGGCGTGATTAGCGCGCAGGCGGTAGCGGCGGTGGAGTCGGTTGCCTACTGGTGGAGTCCATCGGGCTTCTTCATGTACGACGGATTCGTTCGCCCCATTAAGTGCGACGTACTGGACTATGTGACGAACAACCTGTCGCAGCAGCAGAAGTCCAAGGTGTACGCAGTGGCCAACAACCAGTATGGCGAGATCTGGTGGTACTACCCCAGCGCTTCAAATACTGAAGTGGACTCCTATGTTGCGTACAATTACCGTGAGGGGCATTGGACTATCGGTAGCCTTGCGCGCACCGCTGGCACGGATCGCGGCGTGTTCAACTATCCGCTGCTGGTATCCGCCGATGGGTACATCTATGAGCATGAGGTTGGCGTTGAGTATGACGGCGCAGCGCCTTATGCCCAGACCGGCCCCATCGAGTTTGGTGGTGGTGATCGCATCATGGTGGCTCGCCAGTTGATTGCGGATGAGAAAACAGAGGGGTCTGTTGGCGTGCAGTTTAAAACACGCTTCACGCCGCTTGGCTCCGAGGTGGTCAAGTCTTACACCATCGACAGCCCATACACTCCGGTGCGATTCAGTGGCCGTCAGGTTGAGATGCGAATCACTGCCGCATCACCAGCTACGGATTGGCGAGTTGGAACCATGCGCCTAGATGCTGTGGCAGGCGGTGAGCGATGAGCGAAGCAGAGGGGTTTGAGTTTATTAAGCCGTTCCGAGAATTGATTGAGCGCGCGCTGGCTGAAAACTATGGCCAGTTGAACTACAACGATGTCCTCGAGGGCATTGCGCGCGGTGAGTATCAATTCTGGGCGGCTGAGAACTCCTGTGTACTCACGACCATCGACATATTCCCGCGCCTCAAGCAACTCACGGTAATCCTTGGCGCAGGGGATCTGAATGAGATAAACGAAAACATCCGCCCGCTTGTTGAAGACTGGGCGCGCAGCATTGGTTGCGACACGATGTTGATCATGGGCCGCCCCGGTTGGCAGAGGGCGCTTGAGGGCTACAGACGCACCGCGGTGGTGCTAGAGAAGAAACTATGAGTAACCTGTTTAAGTCCAGCAAGAAAGAAACCAGCACGACGCAGATAGACCCGGCGGTTTATCAAAGCGTCCTGCAGAACATCGAGATGGCCAACCAGTTGGCCAGCATTCCATTCACGCCTTATCAGGGCTTGCTGACCGCGCCATTCACGCAGGACTACATGCGCGGCGAAGCCATGACTCGCGCCATCGCGCAGCAGGGCGGCTATGTTCCCGAGCTGGAACTTGCCTCGCAGCAGTTGCAGCGTGATCTTGGATTCCAACCGGAGCGTGTGCAAGCTGGCCAGATTCAGTCTCAGTTTGAGGCGCCACTGGCACAGGCCGAAAGGGTGACACCGGGCACCGCAGTTGAGCGCGTGATGGCTGGCCAAGTTGGTACGCAGTTTGCGCCTGAGCGAGTCTCGGCGCAGCAGATTGCCTCGCAGTTCAATGCGCCTGGGGTGCAGACGCAGTTTGCCGCTCCGACCGTTGGCGCTGCCGCTGCCGCTGGCCCTGCTGGCGTTGGCAACATATCGGCTGACCAACTGCGCCAGCAGTTTGCTGCACGCGATGTCAACGCCCCGCAGATTGCCTCCCAGTTTGCTGCGCCGACTGTGCAGGGCGAGCGCCTCGGCACGCAGTTCTCTGCGCGTGACGTAACTGGGCCGGGTGCTGCTCCTTCGGTGCAGGGCGCCTCCTTCTTGGGGCGTGACTTGGCGGCTTACCAGAATCCGTACCAGCAGCAGGTCATCGAGGCTGGACTGTCTGACATCGACCGCGCAGAGGCTGCACGGCGTCAACAAATTGGCGCTCAGGCTACTGCCGCTCGAGCGTTTGGCGGATCACGCCAAGCCGTGCAGGAAGGTATCGCCGCTGGCGAGGCTGCGCGTGAGCGCAACCGCTTTATTGCCGAGCAGCGCGCGCAGGGCTTCCAGCAGGCCGCGCAGTTGCGTGAGGCTGATGTTGGCCGTGAGCAGCAGGCTGCTCTGGCCAACCAACAGGCCGCGCAGAATGTCATGCAGTTGGCGCAGACTGGCCAGATTAGCAACCAAGAGCGCGACCTGCGGTTGCAGCAGTTGGGACTGACGGCTGGTCAGACCAACGTACAGACCGGAATGCAGGCGCAGCTGGCCAATCAGGCCGCTGCACAGCAGGCGCAGCAGTTGGGTCTCACGGCGCAGCAGGCGAACCAGCAGGCCGCCTTGGAGGCTGCACGGCTGAACCAAGCCCGTGACATCACCGGCTCGCAGTTTGGCTTGACGCAGGCTCAGGCGAACCAGCAGGCTGCTCTTGAGGCTGCCCGCGCCAATCAGGCGGCACAGTTGCAGACTCAGCAACTTGGTACGCAGACTGGCCAGTTCAACGTCGAGCAGCAGATGCGCGCGCAGTTGGCGAATCAGGCGGCGCAGCAGCAGGCCCAGCAGTTGGGGCTGACCGGACAGCAGTCAAACCAGCAGGCGATGCTGCAGGCGCAGCAGATGGGGCTAACCGCCGGGCAGGCAAACCAAGAGGCTGCCTTGCGTGCTGCCCTTGCCAACCAGCAAGCAGCCCAGACTGGTCAGCAGATGGGCTTGCAGGCTGGGCAGTTCAACGTGCAGGCTGCGATGGATGCGGCACGCTTGAACCAAGCCGCTGGGCTGCAGGCGCAGGGCATGACTCAGGCGCAGCAGCAGTTCAACGCACAGCAGGCCAATCAGATGGCGCTGGCCAATCAGGCTGCACGCCAACAGGCGCAGCAGATGGGAATGACCGCGCAGCAGTTCAACGCGCAGCAGGCGATGCAAGCGGCTCTGGCCAACCAAGGCGCAGGGCAGCAGGCGGCGCAGTTCCGCATGGGAGCTGCTGGCCAGTTGGGTCAGTTTGGCCAGCAGGCGTTGCAGAACCGCTATGGCGCGGCGCAGGCGCAGCTTGGGCTTGGTCAAGCGCAGCAGGGGCTCATGCAGCAGTACCTCGACCGGCAGTATCAGGAGTTCATGCGCCAGCAGAACTACCCGTTGCAGCAGTTGGCGATCCGTCAGGGTGCGATTGCGGCGAGTCCGTTAAACCAGACAACGACCGGCAAGGTGACAAGCAGCCCGAGCATTATGCAGTCCATTGGGCAAATCGGGCAGGCTTACAATGCCTGGTCGGATGAGACCATGAAAAAGAATATCTCTAAGGTGAAGAACCCGCTTGATAAGGTAAATCGCCTCAAGGGAATTGAGTTTGAGTGGGAAGACGAATACAAGGATGACGTAGAAGAGAACGGGCAGGAGTCCGAAGGCAAGAGCGTGAGTGTGTCCGCGCAAGATGTGGAGCGCGAGATGCCGAATGCGGTCATGCGTGCCAGAAACGGGAAAATGATGGTAGACATGCCGAAGGTTGTCGGATTGCTTACTGAGGCAGTCAAGGAACTTGACGCCAAGGTGGAAGGCAAGAAGCGCAAGAGGATGAAGTAATGCAAGTCTCAAACGACCCGACAATTTTCAGTGCAGAAACAAACCCGTACAAAAGACTTAATGAAAAGAAAAAAAATCGTCTTTTTGACATATTAGATAAACTTTCAAGCGCAGCAGACGCTGGTGGGTTTAACGAAGAAGAAGACTTGTCTTCGTTTTTAAGAACCCCTCGCGCTCAAAAAGGCGGGGCTCCTGCGTATGACCCGAATAAGTATTATGGCGGAATTTATAGCATGTACGGCGGTCGCAAGGTTCGCGGCGGCCTTTTAGGAGATTGACATGGCATTGCTCGACATTTTCAGAAACATAAACGAAAAAATGGGCAAGCGCGCCGAAGAAAACATCGGCGGACTTCTCGGCCTAAAGTGGGAAGACATGACCGAAGAAGAGCGCAAGCAAGCGCGCCGATTGTCCCGCATGGCTGCATTTGAAAGTCTTGCAAGCGGCAGATCTCCAATGCCGCGCATCGCTGAAGCGGCGCAACTTATTGGAGCGCAGCGCGCAAAGCGTCAAGAGGCAGAGACTGCTGGGCGTGCCGTGCAAGATATCAACCAAGCACAAGCCGCCATCGCTGGCAGACTTGGCGCTCGAGGCGCAGACGTTGGCGAGCAGACGCAACTTGAAGAAGTGCGCCCAATGGCTGGCATGAACCTGCAGGCTTTGTTGGCATCGCCTGCTGGTGCTGCTGCGTTGCAGTCCAATCCGCAACTTGCCGAGATGATCAAGCAGCGCACCGGCTACCAAGTCGCTGGCGCTGATATTTTCAATCGAGAGACTGGGCAGTTTGTGCCACGTCCGGGTGCTGCACCCGCCGCTCGTGGTGGCGCTATGCCAGCAGCCGGTGGCGCTCCTGCAGCCGCTGGTGGTGGTCAACGGTTCCGCGTTATGACGCCGGAAGAGATGCGCGCTGCAAATCTGCCGGAAGGCACTTCTGCCCAGGTTGATACGCAGACTGGCGCTGTAAAAGTGCTGTCTGCCGTTCCGGCGTCGCAGCGCATTAGCGAGGCAAACAAAAACACGGCTGTCAGCAGAGTTGAAAACATTGCAACGCGAATTGCTGGGCAGCTTGACAAGGTATTTACAGGCGGCCCGCTTGGCGTCGTTGGCGCGTTGAGCAGAATATTCGACTCGCAAGATGCGAAGTTGTTTGAGTCCTACAGACAGCAATTGTCTGCAGCACTTCGATCTGCTCTTCGCATTCCGGGTGAAGGCGCACTGTCCGACTACGAACAACGCCTCTATGGCCTGCAGTTGCCGGAGTTGTCGCAGAGTGGTGCCAACAACATCCAGATCCTGCAGAGCTTGATTGACCAAGTGCGCCTTGCCGCATCTCAAGAGCCGACGGCACCTGCCATGCCAGCAGGGGCTGACTATATATTCCAAGGCGGCAAGTTAGTGCCTGCCAAGAAGAGGTAAAGCAATGCCTACCGTATTCGTTGAGGGTATCGGTCGCGTCTCGTTCCCTGACTCCATGTCAGAGAAGGAGATTGAAAACGAAATCAACAAGATGATGCGCCGCGGCTCGGAAATGAGCGGTCTTGAGCGCTTTGGTCGTGGTGCCTTGCAGTCAATTACAGACATCGGATATGGCGCGCGGCAACTTGGCGCAGAGGCTGGTGCAGCCGCTGGACTTGTCTCGCCAGAAACTGTGCAGCGCTTGCGGCAGGAGCAGGACGTGCGCGCCATAGAGGCTGCACCGTTTATGGACACTGGCGCAGGGCAGGCTGGCTACATGCTCGGTTCTGTCGGCTCCATGTTGATCCCAGGCATGGCGCTTGGTCGCGCTGCTGGCGCAGCCGGTCGCGTTGGACAGGCGATCTCTGCGCCTCGTACATTGGCCGGGGCTGGCGCAGTCGGTGCGACTATGGGTGCAGTGCAGCCGGTTGGTACGCAAGATGAGCGCTCGCTCAATGTCGGTATTGGCGCTATTGGCGGCATGGCTGGACAGGCTGCCGCTCGAGGGCTTGCGCGACTGGCGCAGCCGACAACCAGCGCTGCTGCTCCGCAAGTTGAGCGCGCTGCACAGCGGCTACAGACCGCTGGCGTGCCGGTGGATCTTGCCGAGCGTGCGGGTTCTGAAAACTTGCGGATGGTGCGCCGCTTCCTAACAGATAACCCCATCTCTGCTGGCGTTATGAGAAAGGGGCAGGATGCCACGCAGACTGCTTTTAATCGTGCCGCACTCAAATTGATTGGCGAGCAAGGCGACGCTGCACTTCCAGAAGTGTTGTCTCGCGCTGATGATCGTATCGGCAGCGTCATGGATGACATTGCAGCGCGAAACAAAATTAAAATTGATGACAAGATGGTTGATGACCTTGTTGAGATTGAAGAGTTCGCAAGGATGACATACGACCCGAAGGTGCTGACTCCATTTAGAAATCAGGTTGACAACATACTTCAAAAGCTGCAAGCCGGGGATTTAATTGACGGCGAGGCTTATCAGAAAATAAGAAGCGCAGCGGCAAACTTAGGTAAAGAAAACCCTGCACTGGTTGGCATATCCCGCAAATTGCGGGAAACCGTAGACGCCGCGCTTGAGCGAACTGTTGGCAAGGCTGACGCAGATGCACTGAAGCAAGCGCGCAAGCAGTACCGCAACTTGATGAAGTTACTTGACTCCATCGGCACGTCTGAGACTGGCGATATCAGCATTCCGCGACTTGCTGCGGCCACGTCCACCAAGCGTGAGCGTGGCGCTGCATTGATGAATCGTGGCGATGCGGATATGGCGCGCTTGGCGCGTAGTGCCATGACCATGCGCGATGCCTTCCCGCAGTCTGGCACGGCTCCGCGATCTGCACTGCAGACTTATGGTCAGGCGTTGATTCCGGGCGCTGCTGGCGCCGGTTATGGTGCGCTGCAGGGAGAGACTCCGAGCGAGTCAGCCATTGGCGCAATTGGTGCTGGCCTGCTTGGCCTTGCCGCTCCTCGTGCAGCCGCTCGCGCCTATCAGAATCCGGCGCTGCAGCAGTACATCCTGCGTGGCATACAAAACGACCCGCTGCGCCGTGCCATGCTCTCGAGCGGATTGCGCGGTGGGCTGACATACGGTGCGCCCGCTGGCCTTCTTACTCCGGGGAAGTAGCGCATGGAACTCTTTGAGATCTTCACGCGCGCATGGCCAGTCATTCTGGCGCTGATCACGCTGATCATCGTGCTGTCCAAATTAGACCTGCGCGTGGCAGTGCTGGAAGACAAGATCAAGACCTTATTTGACCTGATTAACAAGGGGAAATGACCATGATGGAAACCCTACTGGGCGGCGTGTTTGGCGGCTTGCTGCGACTGGCTCCAGAGGCGCTCAAGTTCTTTGACGCCAAGAACGAGCGTGGGCATGAGCTCAAGATGCTCGAGGCAGAGATGAAGTTCGCACAGGTGAAGGGCGAGATTGCCATGAAGCAGACTGAGGCGCAGATGACCATGGCAGAGGTTGGCGCCATTGAGCAGGCATTCAAGGAGCAGAGCGCGACGGCACAGGCTGCTGGTTCTGTGGTAGCTGCTATCTCTGCGCTGGTGCGCCCGCTGACCACCTATCTCTTCATTAGCGCTTACGCCGCGGTGAAGGTGGCGGCATTCTTGATTGCACTCGAGCAAAACGGCGACTGGAAGCAGGTGGCCACCACAATCTGGGGCGCCGATGACATGGCTGTACTTAACATGATCATCAGTTTCTGGTTTGTCGGTCGCGTCTATGAACGCACTCGATGAGGCGCTTGAACTAGCCGCTGACTTATGCAGACACTTTGAGGGCTTTAGTGCGAAGCCGTACATCTGCCCGGCTGGGTATCCCACCATCGGGTACGGCACGGTCTACAAGCCAGACGGCACCAAAGTATCAGCGGATGATAAACCTATCAGCCGCGAGTTGGCCGACCAGTGGCTTTTGTCCGAGCTGCGGAACAACTACGGCGCAGGGGTGTTGAGAACATCGCCAAACTTGATAAGGCACCCGAAGGCTTTGGCAGCGATCATTGATTTTGCTTACAATCTCGGAGTCCCGAGATATCGAGCCAGCACGTTACGAAAGCGAGTGGAGGCAGAGCAGTGGGACGAGGCAAGGCAACAGTTGATGCGATGGACAAGAGCAGGCAGTCGCGTGCTGCCCGGTCTAGTGCGTCGGCGGAAAGCGGAAGCGGACTTGTTGCCATGAATCCGCGCAGCGATGGCGTGCCGCGGCAGTTCCAACTGGCTGGGCACACCATCGCGGTCAACCTCGTCACGCCGCGCAAGTGGAAACACGGCAAGAATTGCGTTGGCATCTGGCTACCCGGCGACTACAAGATCGAACTACTCTCAAGCTGCAAGGGGTCTAATCGTCAGCAAGTGTTTTG